CGTGCTCCAGCAGGGAATGGAAGATTTCCCTTAGCTCCAGCCCCTGGACCAGCTCCACCAGCGCCTACAGAGCCCAGTGTGCGGACTAAAGAACGTAGACCTCCGTTGACTTGCTTGGTTAGCTCATGAAGCGTAGAGAGGGACGTAGCGGACCTACCAGCAGCTTGACGCTGTGCCTTGAATGGATCAGTCTTGGTTCCGCCAGAAACATTAGCCTGGATGTCTAAACGTGTCTTCTTAACAGCGTTCTGAACAGCATTACGGATTTGTGATTCAGCGGCGCGAAGGCTATTCTTGTTAAGCTCTAGCTTGATCTTGTTGAGCTTGATGTTATCAAACCGAGCCTTGACTTTTTTTGCAGCCACACCGGCATCAGCCACCAGCTTCTTTAGTGCCGACGTATCTACCTTGAACTTAAGAGTTCCGGCGTCCAGGTCTCCCTTGACATCCACACCGGTAATCTTTAGCTTGGCCTCGATATTAAATTGGTCTGCCAACTGCTACCTTCCTATAAGTAAGTATTAACTACTAGCTGTCTTTTTGGTAACCTTTTTGGCTACCTTCTTCGCTGTCTTTTTCGCTACCTTCTTCTTTGTGGTCTTCTTTGCTGCCGCCTCACCATCTGCCCTAATCTGTTTTTCTACACCGCGCACGTAGCCAACTTCTGGTAGGCTTGTGAGCGATTCTTGAAATGATTGACTTGCGATCGTGAGTAGTTCTTGACGAGCATCTAGAACAACTTGTTCTTGTGCGCGAATCATGAAATCGTTGTAATCCTTGAACACGCGCTTGTTCGTTTCTGAATACACAGTGCCGAATGCGATGTAGGCATCACGGCGAATGCTATCCGCTAGGGATTCACAGGAGTTAGATAGGACAGCCGCCTTGGCCTCAATGAGCCTCAAGCAGTCTGCGCGCAGAATACCCATCTCTCTTGCGACAGCCAATCCATCCTCATGAGTGTTTGACTTCTCTAGTTTGATATGAAGGTCAACTAGCTGATGTTGTAGAGCAGTTAGCTTCCCCTCTTCCTTTGAAGTCCAGATATCTAGCTCTACCATCTGGCGCTCAAGAGTCGCCTTCGGGAGAATACCCCGCTGCATTAGCTGGGTGTATGCGATATGGTATTCCGTGTCGCATCGTCTTTCCACATCAACGTTTTCCGGAATAAGCTTTAGCTTAACACTCTTGCCGTCAATCACCGAATCAAATTCAACCCCGTCCATTTTATACCTCTAAAAACTTCCTATTATGGATCCAGCTAATTGTAGACTGGGTCACGCCAAATTGTTTTGCTATATCTTTTTGATATATACCCTTATCTAGTATAGCGCTTGTTATTTAGTTTGTTTGTAATCCTATAAATACCGCTATTCATCATCCACCCCGTCAAGATACATTTCACAGACAGCATCGCGCCACCCCATATAGTCACCGTTTGCAATCCTAATGCCCGCGATCTGAGCTGAATCTAGGAACGGTATTAACGAATCAACGACATTGTCGATACCAACGCACGTATATGACTTATCATACACTATACCCGCCCCTACTATGTTACGAATTTTGATTAGGAGGTTAAAATCACCAAAGGCTCTAAACGTAGGAATATCATCTAGCGTTCCCTCTGTGGCAACTATATCGATATGAGCCTTGTTGAGGGAGGCGATTATATCACGACTGAACGACACTCCGGCTGAACCGGACTGCTTGGCGTCACCCATAAGCTGTGCTAGTGATCTAGTTGTATCACCAGCCGCGTTCAAGATTTCGCTACGAATGATATTAAGGTCCGCGCCCTTTAGGGTGTATTCCTCGTTATCCTTCATGTCACCTAGATCAGCTCCGAGGGTATGCTCGATGTTCGCCAAAATACGAACAGCCATACCTTTTAGCCGCTTCTGTAAGACCTTTTCAAATTCCATAACTTTCTCCTAACTGGGCTTAGCCCTGCCTTTGTTGACCTTACTCAGATCCCCGGGACCAGAGTATTTAGTTTGCATACCTAGTGTGTTTCTAGACTTATCTCCACGAAGTGCTTGATCTTCCACACCATCCTCACCTCTCTTCGCTAGGCGCTTTTGTTCACCCGCGAGTAGCTTACGAACGTTTTCTGGGTTGGCAGACTGCACATCTTCGACCCTCTCTGATTTCTTGGTTTTATTATAGTAGAAGTAAACACCGTATGAACAACTCGGATCATGGATATTGCCACGCTTATCGGGTCCTCTAGCTGCTGCCTCTTCCTTAACTCCACAAGTGCAATCCTCAGAGTATTCACCTATGACACTAAGGCTGACTTCGTGTGCATCACCCGTCTTATTCATTGCGCTTACCTTCTGATCAAAGGCGGATTTCTTACGTCCCTGTTCGCGCTTCTGATGTTGCTCTTCCAACCAACGGTCGAATAGCTTATCATCCTCCAACACTGCATCTGATGGCGACTCCATTGATTCATATGCAGAGTCATATACTTGTGACCAATAGACCAGTCGAAACTGATCTAGAGTCAGGTCATACATTTCTCTATCGAATAGAGTCTTTACGCCGCGATTCTCTTTAGACCCCATCCATTTACAACGCCAAAACCCAGAACGTGCGACGCGACGAATAGACGCCTCATCCGCTATAGACTCATCGTAGTAAGCCCTCATTAGGTTGGCTACTAATCGTGTATCTGTCTCTGCCTTTAGGATATCCATACTGGACCAAATCTGGTCCATATCCGGAAACGACAATGTAGCGCAGCGAAGAAAGTAACTTCCCCTCTCGCACTCCGCTCTGTATTCCGCACTAGGTAGCTCAATGAACTGAGTGTAATCAGCTTCAAGCTTCATGATAGTCTTAGTGATCGATACGATCATTTTATCGAGCTTAACCAGCTTGCCAGTTGGCTCTCGACGCTTTGACCTACCCCTACTATCCAACATCTTGGAGTTCATCTCGTATTCACGAGCCTTAACCTGAAGAGCCAACTCACTTCGCAATGACTTCATATCATCGTCGTAAGCTGCCTTCCATAAGCCATTTTCAATAGCTTGTTTCTTTAACCCATCCCTCTTGAGGAGTCCGTCTGTCTCATCTACCATACTCTGATAGATGTAATTACCCATGTTCTTCTCTTCTAGAGTTAGCGGACGAATTACATACGTGACCTTCTCATCCTTAGCGTTTGGGACCTTTATGATCCTGTGACCCCAGATGATAGCATCTAGTAGCTCGATTACATCCTCGTTAGATTGTGACATGATGCCAAGTTGTGCCCTGCGCAATATGTTCAATTAATCGTAAAGATGTATTCATTTGATTGGCTATATCAATCTGTTTGAATCCGTTACATAACATCTTTTTGATACTTTTGACCTGTTGTATAGTCAGCTTGGCTCGACCATTACTCTCGCCCTTATTGGCCCTTGAAAGATTCTCCTTATGAGTATTAGAAAATTTCTTTACCTTGCCAGATTGAGACATGCGATTTCGCGTCGCTAATGAGAACTTCTTACCTAAATGAGCCTTACTTATCTTAGCTTTTGTCTCTTCGCTATGTTTAAATCCTAATCGACTGCCAGCAACACGGACCACATTATAGCCCAACTTATGAAATCGTTGATCGTCACAACTAGCAAATAATAGAGTATTCAAGTAGTATTGTTCGCGCTCAATACAAACCGAAGGCTCACATTTTTCAAGAATCTCAAATAGAAATACATCAGCACTATATTTACTCCAAGCACTTTGAAGATGTCTATTGCAATGCTTCTTAGCTACTAATCTTCCTCGATGATGACCCCATCTAGTCTTAAAAGATTCTGTGGTGCTACCTATATAAACCTTTCCACTAACCAAATTTTTAATTTGGTATATACCAGTATCCATCTCATCCCTCTATTAAAGAGAACCTACCCCCTTTTTAAAAGAGGGTAGGTTATATCACTCAACCTCTAGTCTTATGAATCATCGAACAGGTTCGGGAATGGGGCTGAACCCACGTTAAACCTACCACCACGATCAAACACTAGCACGCGGTGGTTCGGTTGGAACCTGTCATGGCTGATGCTTAGCGCGTTAAACGAACTGAAGTTGTAGGTAACAGTCATATTGTCACCACCAGCTTCACCACCACCCACGTCAACAGTAGTCAGAACGTTGGAGTCTCCAGCGTCTACCTGCATACCATCGCAAGTGCGAATGATGATTGTGTTCAGCGCGGTCGAGTCTGGACCACAGTCTACTTCGGAAGTCGCATCGATCAGGTCACCCTGCGAAGTGATTACCTCGATTGCAGTCGTAACCTCCACGGGGAAAGTCACATACTTGGTGAACGGACGCTTCGAGCCTAGCTCAAAGATATCGTCACGACCAATGTCTGCTGTAATTGTGATCGACTGAAGGTGTTCAATAATACCACTCGTGTTGGCGTCAGCTACTAGCTGAGTCAACGGGTTTCCAGCAGCGTCTACAGCGCCGGAAGACCCAGCGGAGATGTAACCCTTCTGCTCTAATTGCAAGGTGCTAACACCAGAACCAAGAGCCACGGTAATACCTGGGATGTCAGACGGAAGAATTGAACGACGGATGTCTACTTCTTCACGACGTTGCACGCCAGAACCTACAACGAGAACGCCGAAGCCTCCATCGCCACCTGCTAGTTCCTGCTTGCCACCGAGTGGTTCGTGACCGAACACGCCAGAAGGAACACCGACCGGTGTCTCATTCGTTGGTGGGGTAAGGGCTGGGGGATAAACCGAAATGGTTTGGCCTGGGATGCCCGCGTCAAAGTTTGCCCACTTCTTGTCGTTTCCAACCATTGAAACCGACTCGGTTACCGCGCCATCCACAGGGAAGGTGTAGGTAACAGTGGATAGATACATGCCCGATGCTAGGACAGTCGACAGCGGAGCTGCGGTGTCTGCACGGAACTTAGTATCCGAGTAAATGCTAAGGATAATGTCGCTGCGATAAAACGCAGTCTTTCCAACCAAGTCCGTGAACAACGGATCGGTCAGCATGAACCACAACGGCTTAGTGCCATCGATAATCTTCTCTAGGGTGACCTCTACATCTGGCTGACGCTCAGAGTATTCGTAAAGCTCGACTTGACCTAGTTGGAATACGGTCTCGCGGTTAAAGTTGGTCGACATTGCTGCCGACTGCATACCACGGGGGACTTCCCAAAGGCCAGCGACTTCGTCTACGGAGTCACTTGAGAAAAGTCCCGAGGCATATTCGCGGGAGTTAAGTGGTGCAACGCTGTTGGTCGGAGCCGCAGCATTATCCTTGATCGCCACTTGTTCTAGGGCGTAAAAAGTTCTGCGATTAGTCATATGATAACCTCCTATTTGCGTATCTGATCAGATGCATCTGTGAGCAGTATGCTCATCCAGATTATACACTAAACCCCTATTTCCGCTACTGTCTTATTCAGCTCTCCATATTTCTTCCATCTATACCCTCTAAAGATACATCAAAACCAAATGGTGTCGTAGGCATAATTGGATAAGTTTCTACTATCATCCGGACCACAGCCCTCTCAAACACGTCCTGCTGGGTCGTAGAGTCACTAAAGAAGCTATCCAGGTCTACTACCTCGGTTTCCTCAATAAAGCCCCTAAAGGCGATTGGGTTAACCCCAGAGAACGACGGTCCCGGCAGCGGTTCATTCTGAGCTAAACTAATATATGGCACGTATTCGGGACTTAACTCATTCTTGAGTCCAGACAGTGGCAGCGGGGCGATGTTGTAGTTAATGATCGGAAAGCTCTTCCTTTGCTGGAAGGATACTAGGTCAATCAGGTTATCCCGGGTGCTTTCGTCAAGAGCCCAAATCTCACAGGTTAGTTCATCTCGGGCGACTAGGGATCTGTCACCTAGTTGATAATTGCTGAACGTCCTACCCATATTCTCCACGAAGATAATAGGCAGGGGTGATATTCTAGTGCTACCCGATGGGTAGACTAACTGCCCCGCCGAGAATGGATTAGTCTTATATTGCTGCTCCAAAACACCCTGCCGAAGCTGGTCATTGAACTGACGTAGATCTAGGATCTGAACAGTCTTATAGGTGTAATCAGCATGGACTATTGTTTCTAGAGATAATGGACCGTCAAAGATCACACGACCATTGATGTGGTCAATGCTGTGAGGATAGACAGGGTCGTCTTCTAGGCGGAATGAACCATCAATATAGACGCCACTTGCTCTAAATGCAGTAGGCCACAGATTGAGAACCACTGACGGATTCAGCGCTGGTGGCGGATCGTAAGCCCAGTTTTGAAAAAGAGACTGCCATACCTGACCAGCGCTATAACCACCTTCAGCCAACACCTCTTCTCCGGTGTCGGGAACTAAGACACTTAGGTCTTGCCCGTCGTAAAATTGCTGACCTGATGTAATAGTGTCATAGCAGCCATCTCTCATCAGCTCGGCGTCAAGAAACTCGCGAAACGAGTTTTTCATAAGGTATCTCAACTTGTGGAACACTTAAACACCTCCGATATGTGACCAGCGGCGACCGGTTTTGATATTTGAAATAGTGATTGGTTTGACATTGAACTGTTGAGCGATGACGACACCCTCCACCTAGCCTGGAATCCACCCTTGCCAGCAGCACTACCAATGTAGCGCTTCCCATTCACAAGGTTTCGTATTTGATATACTCCGGTCTTCATATTATCCTCTCAGTAATCCTCGAACTGTTGCGTTCATCACGCGCCTAGACCATGTGCCGAGTTCTAGCTTCATGCGAAGCCACCATGTGTCCCAGAAGCCGTTGTATTTGCTACTAGGAGAATAGTTTGAACTACTACCACCAAACGCTTCGGCTGGTGATTTCTTACCGCTCCTAGAGCGATTGCTTAGCATGATAGCCGCAAACTCTCCCGCATTCCCTCTTGTCCTAGATGACCTCAGAAGGTTCTCTGCAATGTTCGCACGTCGCATGTTGATCTTCTTAGGTGACTTAGAATTGGAAGACACTCTATTGAGTGACTCCTTAATGTCGCTTACTCTGACCATAGAGAATCCAGGGGTTCCGCCAGACACAAAGTCTGGACCGGTAACTAGACTCAGCCAAGAAAAGAATGGCCCCTTTGTTCCACTCTCAAACTTGCTGGGGTGTGGAGTAAGCTTTAGAAGGCGGCGCTGGTCAAACGTAAATTTGATTTGTGGACCATCACTACGCACCACAACATCCACCTTGATGGCTTGTAATAGAGCGGCTTTTAGGTTCCTAATTGATTCCTTCGGGTCTGGCAAACCTATTTCACCAGCGCCTTCTTTACTCATGATGAACTTAGCGAATGGCTCCTGATCTATTTGTCGTTGAGGTTTGGCGGTTCCCAGGGATCTATTCATGACCCTCACGTTAGAACTTCCTGCACCAACTAGACCAGCAATAACTGACTCAATAGCGGTCTTGATTAACTTTTCAACTCTAGATGCGTTCTTACCAAAGATCTGGGTCAGAATGTCACGTCGAGCAATACTTGCCACACTACGCTTATCGTTAGCCCCATTCATCTTGAATGTAAACTGAGCCGACTTGCGCTTACCTTTGATTGAAGCTACTGCACCAGGAGAGCCAGAGAATGCTGCGGCTGTGACACGCTTGAGTGCCTCACCTACATTCCTCATCTCCTCCTCTAGGGACACCTCAATCTTATTCTTTGCCATTATGGATTCTGAGCCTCGTTGATGATCTTCCACTTTGAGATCAGATAACGAACGTCACGGTAGCCGATAGGGCGTGATGATTCAAACTTATAGCGTCGCCCATCGATCGTAGCTGACTGACACTGAGATAGGTGTGGACCAGACTCGATAACGGTGGTGGTTGTAAGTTCACCCTTTAGTAGCTCGATACCACCCTTCTCGTCTGGCGCTTTGGGACCATGCTTGATCTGCGCAATATATGAAACGTCACGATGGACTAATTGCACCGCTGGCATTCTAGTTGTTGAAATCGGGCTTGGAACCTGCCTACCAGCACGACGTTGGAACGGGTTATAATGGACTGCTGATGCACTTGCTTGAACACCTGATGCATCTAGAGTCTTCTGAGGCGTAAGGTGTAGAACAATAGTGCGCCCTAATGCAAAGAATGCACTGTCAAAGATAGAATCATAGCAGTTCTCAAATTCATTTTGAATATCACTGAATGAACCATCATCTGGTGATGGAGTTCCTAGTGGATTTACGTTTATCTTATCGACCATGACTACTCCTAACGAATGTGAATGCGAACCCTAGCCCAACCTGCGGTTGGAATTGTGGCTGGCTGTGGATCCACGATAGCTTGATTACCCGCAACCCTCATGGAGGAAACACCAATAGAGTTAGCTGAAACCCTAATAGTGGGATCGTTTAATGCGCTATCAAATGTTCCAATTCGTCTATTGCTAAATGTTGTGTTCGATGTGATTAGACCGGATGGCGCTAAGTAGACAGGAGCACCAGGACGAATCGTAGAGGCATCTACGTGTGGATGGATAGCATTTGTTACGACAATACCCAGAGTTATGTATGGGGCACGACTAAAAGCCGGGTATGCCCTCCTGGTGCTCCACGGGGCAATTGCACGAAACAAATCAACTTCCTCAAAATCATACTGTTGCAATCCTAATGGAATTGTATCCCGCGTGGGGTTTGCCTCATATACAGCATATTGAATACCACTAAGCGTAGCTAAAGACAGAATACCTCCACGCTCAGTTTCAAACGGCACAACGTAGTCTGCGCGTTGGTCTGATACCTGCTGATCGACACCGAGGGCCATTATGTATACCTCCAGGTTTTACCAGTCTTAATACGCGAAACTCCGTTTTTCATCAGCAATTCACCTTCATAAACTTGCGCAGCTTGCGACGACGAGACTGCTTCGACCTGTTGGTCGTGAATCCAAATGCCTTACATAGAGAACACATTTGCTCCCAATCAAGGTAGCGGATTTCGTGATACGTAAAAGACAACTTCGGAAAGCTCTTTCCGGGGAATAGCTGTTCTAGCACATCCTGTGTGTATGATGCTTCAATTAGGCTACTGCGAGCATCTTTGAATACTTCCCACGGCACAACTACAGGAGCGTGTCTTTCTAGATAGCCATAGATTCGCCTCCCATTGATCATGGTCGACCCATATGGATGACGGAAGAATACGAGCACTAGTAGCCTCCGGGACCATAGCCACGACCACCATTACCACCGTAACCACCGTATCCACCACCATATTTGGGGATGCTGACATCACGACCAGCGCCACCGGCAAGCCTCCAGCGGAAGTCTGCGACTGCATGCTCAAGCTCTTTCCTAAGTGCATCTAGATTGAACTTAGTAAGGTCTGCACGATGACTCAAGCGACCGACTGCCTTTGAAATGGTCACACCATCAGCATTGGTTGCGGACACTCCGTCTCCAGCAATACCTACAAGACCACTACCGAATGAACCAGCAGTGTTTTGATTTAGACGCTGCAAGGCTACCGACTCACCACTTAGAAGAATCTCTTCCATCTGTAGAACCAGAATGTCTGCATACGGATCAGTGGCAGGGTCGATTGTTCCTACCGAGAGATTCAGTGTTAGGGTTGGGGTCGAAATCCTAGTTGAGAAAGCGATGACCCAAATGAAGTGACTGTCATGAGATACGTTAACTAGTCCTAGTCTACGGTTCAACCTACTTACCGCCTTCTTCATTGTTCGACGCATCAAGCCGTCTGTGAAGATCATAGCGTCTGGATCTCCAATATCAATTCGAACTCGGTCGAAGATACTCTCAACGCTATTCCCTGCTGGGTTAGCGAATGATGTTGCTAATGTTGCGTCAGCTACGCAGAATAGTTCTGTAGACTGTCCACTAGCTGATGTGGTTACGATATCCCACTTGATACTCCAGTCTTCACCTAACTGGAATCCAGTAGGAATTAAGGCACCAGAGGCGGTATAAACACCAACCCCAGTCTTGGTGCCGACCGTCTCGGTTACTGCCTCAACACCAGTAGGATCAAAGATCCTGAAAATGATGCTCGTTGGATCAAGAGGTGCGCCATTTTGACCGGCTGTGATGTAGATGTCAAGCTCGGTGGCAGCGGTGCCAACTGTTAGTATTTTGCCGTCCTGTGCCATGTAAGCCCTCCTTATTTAGCGTAGATATGTCTATAATACACTAACTACCCTGTAAACAAAAAAGGGGTGGCTAAAGCCACCCCCTCTCTTCTTTTATTGTCTAACCCGTTAGGACTAGAACGCTCCGAGGAGCACCCTACGGTTATCGAGGCAGGCGAAGCCATGACGCATCCAACCGAAGACACCCATGCGCTGGAAGCGCGTTAGTGCATCATCGTCGTATACCTCAAGCTCTTCCTTGATCGGCATGACGAACGAATCGTCAGCGGTAAGGTCAAGACCCACACAGAACTGCTCAGTGCCACCCGGCTTGGCGAGGCTAAGGACAGTCTCTAGGAAAGCGTCATACTCTTGATCTTGACCGAATTCGGTCATCGAGTGCATGATGACACCGTAGATCTGAGCAAGGCCCTTATCGGCACTTGTAAAGATCTCACGACGAGTGAACTCATCGATACGGCTTGCGTCCCACGAGCGGACACATTCCATTGCTTCCAACGATAGGTAAAGGTCAGTCAAACGACCACCGTTACCGTTACCACCAGCACCACGAGTCATCGCGGTATGAAGACGGCTTACTAGCTCCTTCGTGAATTCACCAGGATTCGGAGGAGTCGTGAGACAACTAGACGAACCAGTGAATGCGGCGGTGCCACTTGCTTCTACAACTAGACCACGGTCTGCGGCTGCTGCGAGAACGGTTCTCCAGCCATCAGAATTGATCTTGCGAACGAAGCCAGCTTCGAACACTTGTAGGGCGCGCTTGACAACATCCCAACGGGCTTCCTTCATGAACTTAATGTCCCAGTCGATCGAGTTACCGATCTTGAAGGTTGGCACGTTGATCTCAGATGCCTCAACACGACGCTCTGGCAGGCGACCCTGCTCGGCTAGCGTGTATGCTGTGTAGCTGTCCTCGTCACCAGGGCGAACAAAGTCTAGCGGGTAGCTAGCAGTTGCGCCATAGGGGATAACTTGCGGGGTGTAGATGTCACCTAGGTTGTCTGCATCAAAGATGCCACGACGTAGGGGTGCAACTAGTTCCGCTGCGAATGCCTTTCTTGCTGCTTCTGCCTTTCGTTGATCACGATCGGCCATCGCACGCAGAAGGTCGAGCGTCTGCTCATTTTGCTTCTCATACATTTTCAGTTCCTCCGTGATTATTGAAGTTCGATGCGAACTCGGGCATAGCCGTCAGAATCGACAGCAGTCATAAACTGACCAACGCGCTGATCGTCACTAGCGTCAACCGCAAGATTGGCGTTGCCAATGTTACCGTTAGGTGCTAGGAAAGCAGGCTGACCCGGAGTAATTGCAACGCCACCGTTCGCGATTACTAGATCTGTATCTAGTTCTCCACGACGTAGTAGTGCAACAACAGTGCCGATGTCGTCAGTGTCGTATTGGGTGCGCTCCATCTCCTTGGCGTAGTTAAACGCTTCACGAGTATTAAGCAGGACACCGATTGGGTAAATGCCAGAGGCACCTACTTCAGCGGCGGTTCCACCCGCGATATCCACAAGTCCCGCGACTCCAGATGCGACTACTAGTGTGCCCGGCTCTCCAGCGCGGTTCAACACATACTGCATCGTGGTCTCGTGACGGTGGCTTAGACCTCCACTCTTAAGTGCCATAATTAGACCTCCTTCTTGGTGTTCTTAGCAGGGATGAGGTTAGCAACTAGACGACCCATTGGGGATTCGCCGTTACCGCCTTCCTGCTCAGCGTTTGCGCCAGCTAGGTTAGGCCCGTTGACCTCTTCGAACATGGCGTTCAAGTCCGCAGAAGCGCCAAGCTTCGAACGGGGGACGCGGGGCATGTCCATGGGGGCACGACCGAGTCCGGGACGGAGAACCGCGCCATGATCATCAATCGGGGTCTCACGATCCATCGGCTCCAGAAGACCAGCTTCGGCATCGGGTGCCTTCTTGTCCTTCTTATCCTTCTTCATATTCTTCTTGAGATCGATCATCTTGTTAGCGAAGATCTTCTTCTCATCTAGCCACTCAGCATAAGCTTCGTCAGAAGCCTTGCTTAGGCCAACAGTTACAAACTGCTTGACTTCCGCTTCTTCCATCTCTAGGATGGTAGCAAAGAGATACTCGATCTCATGCTTACGCAAATCCTGCTTGATGGTTGTTAGCTCTGCCTTGAGGGCAGTATTCTCTTCAATAAGCTTGGTGTCAGCTTCTAGATCCTTGTTTTCAACAAGAGCGGACGCTACTGCCTTGCGGCTATCAGCAATCCAAGCAATCTTCGCAGCAAATACTGCGTCGCCAGCGCCTACACCCTTAACTTCCAAAGCCTTGTCGATCTTAGCGATCTCAGCAGGGATGTCATTGGTTGCGCCGGAGTATGCTCGGTCGATTGCCGATCGAAGCGTATCTAGAGCAGCCTGTGCCGTAGCAAGGTTGCTTTCTAGTTGTGCGTTATCTGCCTTCGTCTGTTGTAGATCAGAAACGATGCGCTCGCTGGCTTCGATACGCTTTTGCGCGTCGAGTGCAAGTTGAACACCCTTCTGGATCTCTTCAGCGCTGGCAGCAGCACGATTCAGATCGTTCATATTAACCTCCATTGGTTCCTTTTTACTAAACAACGTTGTTTGTGTGACTTCTTGATCCTGAGTCAGATGGTCACTACTCGCCTCCACTACCTCCGCCTCTGCGAGCGGATCGAAAGCAAAGTGGTTCAGAATAAATGAGCGTTTGTTAGCTGGACGATCTACGAAGGCTACGCCTCCAAAGGTTACTCCAGATAGTGCTCTACCGATACGCATACCATTATATCTACCAGTTCCCCCGCATACGCGAAGGTGACCGTCCAGGAAGGCGGTCTCTGGCTTACGTGCAATGCTGTCGAATAACTCTCCACCTTGGGTGTATAGCCCGTAGTCGTAGTCATCAAACCAGCACTCCATTGACACGAAAAGATCGCCCTTTTCAATACGTTGGACGATCTGTTCCGCAGTGGCTTTAATATGAGGAAGGTGGTGCCAAACTACACCTTGGATGACCAGTTCAATTTCCTGATCTTCGATTTCCTCGACTGCCAAGGTCTTACCTTGGAGATCACGAGCTTCTACGGCATACATAGCTCCAAGGATTTGCTCATCCTTGTGCTGCCAATTCATTGGCTTAAGTATGGGGCTCGAAATTGCGCGCTTAAGTTCTTCGCGGGTAAAGGCATCGTCGTTATCGTTGATGCCCTCGCTCACCAATACTGCTTCTACATGTAGCAAGTCAGGTTGGGAGTTTAGCTTATCCACACCACTGATTTCGAACGAAGACAGCGCTGCGCTTGCTTTAAGGTGATCCACCTTAGAGGGTCGCGCAAACTTAATCTCCCTTACGGCTACAGCTCGTAGTTTTGGTGTGTTGTTTACCATGCCTACTTTATACACTAAGTCTTACTGTCTAGATGACAGATTTCAGTTAATCTTAGACCAGTGTGACGTTTTAGGCTGGTTGTAACTCATTACTCCTCTTCAGTCTGCTCAGTAATGAATGTCTTACGAATAGGAGCTTGGATCTCTGAGGGGTCAACAGAGTCATTACGGACTCGGTCATATCGCCCCTTAGAACCAGTAGGATCTACAACGTGAGCGGCAGTCTTTACTCCACCAATCGAAAAGGTGATACGGTTGATGCGGTTGCGGTTAGGATTTGGAGTCTGACCGTCAAACGGACCTGGATTAAGTGAAGTTGCCATAATTAGTCAAGTTCTTTTTCTGCTGGTGGTGACTTGCGAAGAGTAAGTGTTTTTTCGATTAGCAGACCGTCATCATCAGATTCTTCCATAGTGATACTGAGATCGCAATGAGGGTAGTCTTTGTCGTTGGAGCAGTAAAGCGAGATTTGCTTCGCTGAAATAGGTTGTCCGTGTAACATCAGCATGGTTCCTTCCGGCGTTCCATCGCTGACAATCACAATAGCTGGCTGGTCTTGCGCGACCGTAGTCCCTAGTTCGGCAGCTAGAATGTTAATTCGTTCGGCTGCTGCTAGTTCGATGCCCGACCTCATCTCGTTGTTTTCTGGAGTAGATGACATCACTTCTTTTCCTCTTCTTTAAGTTCTGTTTCGGCGGCTTTAACAACGCGAAGTAGTCTACCAAGCCATAGGATTCCCTTACCGATCCAGGTCTTAGCTGTCCCTAGCCATTGTAGAATCTTCTTCATCATCGTTATCCTCTAGTAGATCTGCGTTAATCGCGGCGAATGCATTGCACATCAGGTCAACCCTCTGCTCCTTAGTGGTAGCGTCTGTGAGACCGTCCTGATACAGAGCCACGATTCGTTGGCATTTCTCCGTAGAGAAAGTAGACTCATCAGCTCTCAATACATCATACACTAAATCTTGGGTTAATTCCGTCTCTGGATTTAAGGCAGCTAGACTATAAATTACGGTGGTTTCCAGTTCTACCTTTTGTGCCTTAGTAAGTGACCTAGAGTCCCTAACCTGTGAAGCTTCTACCACTAGTTGCGTAGCGGAATCATTAAGCAGCTTCGCTGCCATAGCTGCAAATCCGTGATGCTTCTGGAAGAGCTGAATAGCGCCCATCCCCTTAGGCTTCGTATTGCGCTTCTTAGTCTGTGGAGTGCCCGTTTTAACCGGACGACCACCAGCTCCGCCAGGAGCCTTGGGCTTGGGTCTAGGTGCCCCAATATCGCCACTCTTGAATGGGCCACGAGAAACCATAACCGGAGGACGGAACTTGTCGTCATCCTTCTTAACGCCAGGATTCTCCTTCTCTTTGATGACCTTCTCAAATTTCTGACGTTCGGTCTCAATATTGAAGTCGGTCCCAAATTGCTCAAGCATTGATTCGTCAGAGACGATACCTCGATCATACAAGTCGATCCATAGCTTTCGTTCAGAGTTCTCGTCGCGTAGATTCATCAACCCCCACTTGATGATCGGGAGACGCCTAAACTTCATTGCATCAGCGATCTTCTTTACTTCAATTCGCAACCAGTCTTCAAGCTTGCAACGAATAGTCTCAAGCTTTTCTAGTAGCAACTTGATGGACATGAAAGAGTTAGCAAAGCTACCCTTGCCAGCCATAACCGACTCGGAGACGCCTAGTGCCGCATAGATGTCCTTATCAATTTGCTCATACTTCTTTGGGTCGAAGATATTGCCCATGTTGGGTTGCAAAACCTTACCATCGATAAGATTGTCCCATACAAGGTGGTGAACCTGTGATCCGCCAGATAGAGCTGCCGCAACACGTTCAATTTGCTCTTCAGTAGGAATGAAGCCTTCCTTAACGTCACCTAGTTGAATTAGGGTGATCGCCTGCTTCATTGACTCCACAGCGGAAATCTCTGCATCGCGCATAAGGCGCTTAAACATGACTTCCTTGTTCGCTGGGTAGATTTGAGGCGTAGCCCAATCTTCATAGTCAGCCTTGGTGATGTCCTGAATCACAGATAGGCGAGTCTCGTCCAAACGAAGTTCTGCCGCGTATGCGGAACCTTGCTTGGCTGGAAGAAGCTTACCCTTAAAGATCTCCGGTAGGTTGACCTTCGTAGTGCCGATGTCGTCGTAGTAGCGATAGGACATAAACCTAGAAAGCGGTGCCATGTCGCGCTTGCTCAACAGCATCACCCAGTAGTGTTCATTAGCGAAGCGGGATCCACGTGGCTCCATCTGTAGTGGATTCAGAGAGATATACTCCCATGGGATCAGTGCATCCTTTTGCTTGACATCTTGTGCTGGGTCAGTGTTCGAGTTGCGAGTGTCGCCCGCTACTCGGTTCATCATAACCTCATTGACACTTCCGTTAGCGGCCTCTGCGTGACATGCGTCGCTTAACTCCTTGAGTTGGGTGATTTGATCATCTACTAGCTCGACGGCGATCGTCTTATCACGAAGCCTCCTACTACCATCTTCTAGTTGCACCACAAGCTCGTTACCGATAACTTGTGCGGCGATACCACGCTTCATAGCAGTCTTGTCAGCCGTCTTAAGCTTCGCTTCCTTAGTCCAGATAAAGACGTTACCAGTGCTTAGAAGGTCTACCACGAAACGATGTAGACGCTCCTTTAGTCGAACCTTGGTTACCCATGCCTGATAGAAGTTGTGAACAGTCTCGTCCTCATGGACTAGGTCAATGTTCTCCACCGTAAAGTCGGCGAGTAGATGGACGATAGTTTGGACAATACCTTCAGTCTTGTATAGAAGGACACATTGAGCAATACGTTGATGGTTGATGTTTACCTGACCACTACGACCGTATACCCACCCCTCTCGCCCCTGGTATCCATTTCCACCAAAGCCACCGTATCGTGCGGGATTGCTATGTGGGTCAGATCCACCAAAACCACCTCCAAAACCACCACCACCGAATTCGACAGGTGGGGAATAAAGGTTACTTCCCTGGTTGTCACCATAAAATCCGAAGCCAGCCTTGGCTTGGGTGCCTAGGATTACGCCACGCTTAGAGTCTCTATAGAGTTCCCTAAACGTATTCGCGTCTCCAGGCGTAGCCTGAATGTCAACAATGGGCGCATCCCTTACGATGTCTGCTGGTGTTGCTCCAGTCGTCTTGTTACCCGGTTCGTGTTCTGCCATACTGTAATCTCCCTGAGCGGATCGCAATCATCAAAAAGACGATCACCTGCCCCTATGATACACTAATATGGGTATAGGTCTTGCCAGAACATAGACTAAGCACCGTCGCATACCCCACGTCGAACTCCTCGGCGAGGCGTTTCTTATAGACTCCGCACTTAGTAATCATGATATCGGTGTTTCAACACACCAACCGTCTGGATGCTCCTTCATCATGTCAATTTTAGCTGCATCTAACTCTTCTCTAGATGTAGCTATGACCTTAGACACGGGATCATCCTCCGGACATGGGGGTTGTCCGGGATGCTCCACCAGTCTATAACACCGCACTTCACACGGATACTTAATTGGATCGTTGAGCATTAGTATGCTACACCCCCTTTCCATCTCATGGGGCGATAACCATCACCCGGTCCACCCTTACGATTCTTGAGAATCTCCTGAGGTGATCCACCGTATGCCTTGCCCCAGCCCTTTTCGTGACCATGACCCTTGATCATACGTGCCGCGTGACCAGCCAAAAGCAGGGCACTATAACGGTCTCGGCGTCTCACATCCAGACCATCGGGTTGGTCAACCATCTTCTGTAGTCCAAAACCCTCTGTTCCCTTTTCTGTCACTGTCATAACGATCGCACACAGCTCATTGGTAAGCTCGTCAATCTCACGGTAGTTACCAAGAGAGGCAATTTCGCCATCATCGTCCTCTGTGCCATAAAGCAAGTCATTGATATGCTCAGCACATAAGACATGTTCGGCATCTTCGTAATCAAACTCCGGAGAGTCTATCAGACGCTTAGCGTGCTTATTCATCACGATGTCGTCGTCAAGACGCCCCGGGAATAGGATGCTCTTCATAATGATGTCGCGCTTAAGTGCGTGGTTAGCTGGCGCGGTCCATGTATGAAAATTGACCATCTCTAGAATGCGACGTGCATTCGGGATGGCTTTGTATTCGTCGCTTGGTTCAATCTCGATGATGGGCTGCTCACCTTCTCGGAGATACTTGGCTGAGGCCAGCATTTCCTGAATCGTGTCACCACCACCACCTTTGTCACAGGCGATGTATGCCATGTTGGGAAAACGTGACAATACGTCTTTAATCTTGCCAATACTGACTTCCCACTTCGCCTTGTTCCAAGACTCGGTGTAGACTACCTGTGCTGTAGTTCCGACTAGCTTAAGGACAACTAGCCCGAAATTGTCGTTCCAACGAGCAGGGTCGAGTCCCATAACATACTGAAACCCGGGCTCACCATACATTTCGTAATGAACCTCGTCAGGGTTACCTTTACCAAAAGAAGCTTCGTCAATGATTGATCTAGGAAAGAATCCATTTGTGTCCTTGCTGAATTTGCATTCGTATTCGTGTCCAAAAATAGTGGGGTCCATGATAGCCTTGTGGTTTGCCACAATGTCATCATCGAGGAAGCCTTCAGGCATCCCATAGTAGGGTAGCGCGAACACTGCGTATTCATGCCACACCTTACCCCAACGCTCTAGCATCTCATCTGAGACGCTAATAGTTCCATCGCGGCTCTGACGACGTAAACCCTCTTTGATAGCCTGAGGGTCACCCTTAGAGCGCGCAAAGATGTTGTATGCCTCGAAGCGTCGATAGAAATGGTTGAATTGATAGGTCGCCGTTCCTGACAGCACCAATTGGTTGCCGTTAGCTCGGCTCGATTTTTCGACCAAGTCAACAACGTCCTGATTCGCGCCTAACTCCTTCAATCTCCGAATAAACGAAGCTGTGACTACCGCCTCTGCCGGGTCCGCCTTAACACTCAAGAACGGACCAATAGCTGTGTCAAAGACAGAGTCATCAATAGACGCCACCTCATCACATACTAGCGTAGTTGCACGCATACCACGCACCTTGCTACCGTCGCCGACTGGGATGCCAGTGATCTCGGTGTTGCTGCCCACCTTGATGTAAACCTTGTCCGTAGCGAACTTCACACCGAAGTCGTTACCAGGATGGAACTTTCGAATCGTTTCCTGGAGGATAGGGGATGCCTTCACCAGGGTGTCGATGTATTGGAAGGTGAACTTCGCCTGACGGAAACCACCAGAAACGATTACTACCTTCGTTCCAGGCACCAGAAGACATTTCAACAAGCAGAACACTGCGAGCATGAACGTCTTACCCGCTCCACGGCAGGCGAGAACCATAGGAAATTTTTTATGCCATATCGCGTGGAGCATAACGCTCTGGAATGGCAATAGACGTAACGGATCTCCAAACTGATTTCTCATGGTGAGTTCTACAAACTTAGTGAGCGAAATATCACTCACTCTGTTTACTATGTAAGGATACTGCTTCTTATCATGGATATAAAGCGACTCCTCAATAGCCTTCGTGTCTGTAACTACTTCTTGTATGACTGTCATTTAATATAACTCCAACTACGACCGCGTTTAATATCTGTAACAACATAGCGAGAAACTCCAAATCGAGATGCTATGTCAGCCTGTGGAATACTAAGTGCTAGAAGCCTCCGAAAACTTCTTACCCATGTGACTCGCACTTATTTTTGCCTTCGTTTCATCAGTATGCCGATATCCACGCGAATCAACCACATAAGGGAAGACATTCATCAGAACTTATCCCAAGATGCTTGAAGATATTGATTATGACCAACACCACAAGCCTTAGATAATACGGTCATCGTCTTCCTCCTCGTCTTCCTCTAGGTCTTCTTCTCCAGTTCCGGACTGATACCAAGAGGAGCTAAGAACGCTAGCCCCGAAGAAGGGATGAAACTCCATTACCTCCTCCATACGCCTTGCGTCACGGGTCTTCTGGACGTGATAGAACGCTTGTCTCGCGTGCCTCAAGGCTGTTTCGTTGTCACCGGCATCTAGAACTAACTGGTCATACTGGCGTTTAATCTGAGCGCGGATCTCCAACTCCTTGTTGGTCAGGTCTAGGATCTTATCTCGAAAGCTCTTTAGCTGAGCATTTGATAGCGGGTTACTCATAGTGGTGTTCCGTCTGATTCGATTGCGGTGATTAGCACAGCCCATGCGTCGAAGTCCTTAAATAGAGGACGAGCAAATTGGAGCCAGTGATACACCCGGTATTGTTCTTGTTGCGTGGCGCAAACCACACTGTAATGATTGATGTCTAGCTCACGCTTGGGAAACACTTCGTGAGTGGGTCTTACGTGGACATCGATGTCATAGGCAGCTAGAGATGATTCAATGTCATTGACGGTGATTTGCACTGGCTTCCTTGCACATCAGAATTTCAGCCTGATCGCCTTCAGAAGATGCCTTGACCTTTGACACCACATCATCTGGATCAGTGCCAAATGAGGTAACGATAAAAACAAGCCCTCTATAGCGCAGCTTGACGGTATACCACTTAGTCTTCTTGACATCATTAGTCGGCATCATCTAGCTCCTTTGCTTTCTTCATCAATCGTTTACGTTCCCATTCGTATGTCTTTATCAGAATCTTCTTCGCAGCCCGAGGGGCATGCTTCTGTCCCGTGAACAAGAAATGAATGTCCTCGTTCTGGGATAGTGAGATTAGCCAGCTTTCGACAGCCGCCATAGCCTGGAATCGCCTCTGAGTGCTTCCAATGAAGGTCCACTTCTTGGGATCTAGGAATTCGGCGTAGGTTTGCTGAATGATGATGTATTTGTGCTTGAACTGGCGCATACGCTCCACAGCGCGCATGAATACGTCAGGCTTCAAGATGAAGTTCCCGTAGAGTTCTTTGCCGTCTTTCTTTTTCTCAATAACAACTAGATCAGGCATCTCCAAGATGGTGTAATCCCCGGCGTCAACCTTCTGCTGAATATAAGCAGCAACCTGATCATCACCTTGTAGATTAACAGAAAACAATCGATTGGCCAGTTTCTCTCTTGTGTCAATAACTATTGTGGGCTTAACAGGAAACTGTGATTTTGCTCTAGACATTTATCACTCCGCACTCTTGCAGTTATCTGAGTGGGGCTCCCCATCTGGGCTGCATGCGCAGTCATAGCCACCGGTCCAACTAGGATCCCTCTCCGAGGCTCGACTATGGTCACCCGGGGTTTGACAAGCATTGATCTCAACGATGCCTTCTTGCCACTCGCTTTGCACGTATGGATGTGCGAGGACTCCGTTGGTATGCGTGATGCTGCCACCGCCAATAGTCGGAGTGCCGCCGGTAACCCATGGGCTTAGGGGTGTTAGATTGAATGTCGTATCCCAGACGATACCGGTAGCGCAACAGCCATGGCACCTGAAGCGCTGTGGCTCCGCAGAAATCAGAATTGCGCCAGCTTGCGCTAGTCTCTTGCCGATCTCGCCGCGTCCTTCGCAAACGGGGCACTTATGTGGAATGCTCATCTTCTATATCCTCTTTCTTATCTAGTTGCTTTGTTGACTGAGACTCTTTAGGCTCAGGCAAATAATCATCGAACGCACCTACTAGCCATGAATGAGTTTTTCCATCGGGACCCGGCTCACCCTTGGCCATGCGACGAAACTCGTCAGCCGTAGCCATATTAATGCGTTTGATCTCCTCTACGAGAGAATCTCTTCTGATCTGAGTTGTTAGTTCTTGTTGCAGATCCAGGAATGTATTCCTTGTGTCCTTAATCTTGTCAAGGCGTTGTTTACGGGTCAGCTTGAGACCATCCAAGTAGTCCATGTATTCTTTCTGCCACTGATCCGCTTCCTTTTTATAGGAGTCCCCTCGACCGGCAAACCTCTTTTTCGCCTTATCTTCGTCTGAATCAGTCATCCCACCCTCCATTTCTAACATGAGGTAGGATTCTGCAAGCATTAGCATGGACTGTGCGTTTAGGTATTTGACGTTACTGTAACTTGCGCGAATCAGCATCTCGTTTTCCGCAGTGGTTAGTGACTCTTCATCAACATTGCCACGCAAGTCCATATAGTGCCCAATGAAGATCTTGCGCTGGGCGTCGTTCATCATGGTCATGAATTCATGCGCCGAGAGACTCGCCGCCATTTCCGGAGGCAGAACAACTAGAGCAGATTTGGGTATGGTTGTTACAATCTGGTGCGAGGTCTGCACGGGAGCCGCCTGAGGGGCTGGCTCGGGAGGAGTAGCCTTTGCCGCACGGTCCTCACGAATAATGTCGCCAACCGAGCGCCATGCGGATGATACGCCGGGTCGTAACCGCTCTGCGATCTGGCGATGAGTATAGCCCTCTGTGTGCATTCTAATTACTTCGCGTTTCTCATCTGGAGACCAACGCCTTCTAGCGGCTCCCATTAGATTGGCTCCTTGCTGATGAAGATGTCATCTAGACGAACCTTTGGGTAGTTCTGGCGAACGATGGGATGGATCAACTTAACAGGGCAACTCCCTGACTTTATTTCACGCATGATTTCCTTCTCGGTGAACTCAAAACGCTGCTTCGTGTTGTCATTAAAGGTTACAATCACTACAGTCTTCCTATCCCTGGAGCCCTCATAGGGGTAAACATCCACATGTTCGACATCGGGCCAGCCTTTGCGCCAGATATACAGCAAGTCTTCGGATGAAAGCCCATGAGTGGCGAAGAACACCTCCTCAATCTCTTCTGGGTCACTTGAGCGTTGCAGTTCTTGACCTGTTACAATTCGTTGTGTTACAAGGCTTCCCATCGTGGCAACTTCTTCGTAAATATCCACTGGTGGGAATGCCTTTTTGATTGTATCCTTGAATTGTTCTGCACTTAGGGTTGTATCCTTACATGCTTGAGTGAAGGTTACTCCGCCAAGGCGGAACTCAGTCAATACATCTAGAATATTAGAGGGGATGATGAACTCCTCGGGTTTGGACGGCATCAACTGGGGATGTCGAGGAAAGCGCTCGTCGCACTCTCTGCATACGAATCGATTGTCGTCCTGAATTTCGTGAGCTACCCAGCCTCTGTGTTGACAATCACTCATTGCCATGATTTTCCTAATTTAATATCACTGACTGTTTGTTGTGCCACGCCATAACGAGTAGCAATAGACGTTTGTTTGGAGATACTGCTACGATGAGAAATAGAAATTCTACCCCCATACCGTGGATGATCTATGGCAATTTGATATACTCCGTTATTCATCTTTCAAATCCTCAAGCGTTGCGCGCACCTGACGTTGCACAAGCTTACGATAGTGAGCCGGAACCTTATCTATCTCTCCTCGAACCATTTGGTCGTAATATGGAACGAGAGAATCATCTAGAGAAGACCTCAGAGTGTCAGTCATATCACAAACACCAGTGGTTGATCCTACACTGAGCGACTGGTGAACAGTGAAGTCAGATCTCTCATCCTCATCAAGGTGCGAGTTATAGCTAAGTGGTGCAGCTATAGCTCTCCTTTGAGCCATACGTCGCCTGTATGACACGATGCGGTCACAACCCACCTCTTCGATTGCGCAGGACTTCGTCTCCTTGACGTAATGCTCACAGCGCAAGCAAGGTGGGTTGTTGTCGAGATAGATGCCACGGAACTTGTTGTATAGCCCATTGTCTACTACACGAGCAACAAAGTGGAATACAGACTTACCAAGCTTGTCGGGATCAAAACTCTGCTCCAGAGCCTGCCAGCACATAAGCCGAATATCCTGAGCTAAATCTTCCGAGTCAACACCCGGAAAGTTATACTTAGACTTCTTCATGCTTACGATTGTCTCAACTAGATCCTGAGCATCCTCGTAAGCGATCCCGCTACCCGTTGGCTCAGTTCGAATCCTGTCCACTCTTGTCATCACTCTTGTTGCTAGTTCCCCCGCTGGCTTCCTTGCTGGCTTGCCTGCTAGAATTCCTAGCGATAGCATCCTTCTTGTCATCTTCACTAGCGTGTGCTTTTGCTGGAACTTCACGCTCCGGGAGTGTTGGGTTAGGCTGTGCAAAACTGCGATCTACAGTTCCATCAGACTTAACGGTGTGCGAGGTATTGAGGCCACGTGAGATAGTGATACGATTTTCCGGCTTAGCGCCGTGTGCGAAGTTGGTGCCCATTCTAATAACGTTCCTGAGGTGGGGACGGCGGTTTGGTCGCGTCCTTATATTTAGTGACTGACTCATTGAACCAAGTAGCAATCTGGCTCTGAATCTCGGAAAGCTGACCGCAGAGCACAACTGGAGGTGCATCTTCGATAACTTGTGCGGGATCACCACTCTTAATGGTGTCTGGCTTGATGAATGCGAGTTTCATGTAAACTACGCCCTCTCCTTCTTCTGGGGTAAACTCTTGACCCTTCATGGCATCTAGAGTCTCTTTCGTCCCAGGCAAAATCTTAATACTCATAGTTCTACTGTTCCTGTCTCTACTACACTAAGCCCATGTTATACTAGTATGGGGAAAACGCCCAAAAGTCCAGTCTAGTTCCGCGTTTTTCTATTACCCCCCAGTAGTTTAGGTGTTTCATCCTCTTATGCACAACGTGTGAACTGCTGTAGCATGCCACACCGGGCCTCGGAGTGAGGCGGGGGCGTCCCGAGTTGAAAAACCCCCCCCGTCCCAAATTGATAAGTCCCAAATTGATAAGATCTATTGTCCCACAATGGGATATCCTTTGTCTCAATGTGATACTACATTCATGTCTCATTGTGATACTCGATTCGTTTCGCTTTTCTTTGCCATAGGCTCAAGTTTGATAGGCATCTAGTCGATGAGTAAGTATGTTCACCATCGCTACATTGTTCGTCATCGTCCCGGTCATCGCAATCACGCTCGGCCTATGCAAGATCGCCATCGTGATCAAGCGCACCGTTTG